GTAGTTAACGGCGGTCCGCAGGACCGCGCTTCCACAGGAGTCGCGGCATAATGAAACCAACCCTCCCTTCTTGCCTTCGTGCGTTCGTGCCTTCGTGCCTGACGCTCCTCCTCTGCTCGGTCGCGTTCGCGCAGGTCCAGCTCCCATCGCAGGTCACCCTCCGCGCGGACGCGCTGACCGATGGCGATGTCCTGGTCTACGACGCGACGCGGCACGCCTTCGTCGTCGATCACCCCCGGCATGCCCTGACCCAGAACCTGGGCGGGAGCGGCGTGATCGATGTTTCCGCCGCGCCGTATAACGCCCGCCTGGATGGTGTCGTGGGGACCGATGGAGCGATCACCTCGAGCTCGACCAGCTTCACCTCCGCGAGCACGACCTTCACCGCCAACGATGTCGGCAAGGTGATGGTGGTGAACGGCGCCGGCGGCACCGGGGCTCCGCTGGTGAGCACGATCAGCTCGATCACCAGCGCCCACGTCGTCGTTTTGGCCGATGCGGCGTCGACCACCGTCGCCAGCGGCGGACTCTTCTGCTATGGCACGGATGACACGCGGGCCTGGCAGGCGGCTCTGGATGCGGCGTACACCCTCTACAGCGATGTCTCGATCGCCTCGGCCAAGATCGTGGCCCCGATGGGGATCTCGATCGTCAACGGCGCGCTGCAGGACACCAGCAGCGCCAATGCTCAGCTCAAAATCACTCCGATCCTGGGACATCCCTCCACGCCCGGCGCCTGCCGAAGCCTCACGATCGAAGGGACCGGCTCGCCGGGCGATGGCGAGTGGGCCCTGACCGGCGAGATCCGCGCCAACGGCGGCACCACGATCTTCTCGACCTACTCCAGCACCGCAGCGCTGAGCGGCACCACCCAGCCGGCGGTGATGGCCTCGCTCCCCAGCGGAGGCACATCGGACTTTTCCCTCGTGAAGCTGGCGATGCGGAACATCCGCATCCGGGTGATCGACGGCGCGCCGCTGCACGGGCTCAACTGGGTCTTCGGCGGCAATCTCACGATGGATGACTGCGCGTTCGATACCTTCGGCAAGGTTCGAACATTGTCCGCGCCTAAAAGTGGCAGCATCGCTCTGCTCACCCCGACCTCGGGGGCCAACGCGCTGTGCGATCTACGTCGCTGCTTTTTCTCGGGATTCGATCAGGGCGTGATCCTGGCGGAGACGGCGTTTGTGGACAACTGCTGGTTTCAGCTTTTGAAGCGCCCGATCTACTGCACGATCGGCGGACACGGGATCCACATGACCCGGATCCTCGTGCAGGACTGCGGCCGGATCATCGACGCCAACGCCACCCCGGCCAGCGGCGGGGCGCTCACGGTGGACAAGCTGGATGTCGAGCGGATCACGTACGTGAACGGGGATGCGCTGGCCTGGAGCAACGTCGCCAGCTACGAGTTCCGTGGGGATGGGTGCACCGGGTTCATCAACTATCTGATCGTGGACTACAACGCCAACACCGACACGACCACCAAAGGCGCGCCGCTGAAGGTCTACGGCTCGGCCAGCGATGTTTCGCTGCGGAATCTGTTTCGGACCAGCCAGGAGAAGAGCGTCTACGCCGCCGGCACCGCCTACAGCGTGACGAATGCCCAGGCGGCGGTGGACTTTGGCACGACGGATCCCAGCCTCACGCTGAGTGACCCAGGCGTCTACCTGATCCGGGCTCGGCTGGTGGTGAACTACAACGCCGCGACCTTCGCGGCGGTGCGGAACCTGACCGTGAAGCTGCGACGCACGAACAACACGGCCGCGGACCTGACCGGGGCGAGCACGACCGTGCAGACGGACATCGTGACGACCAAGACCGCGACGATGCTGGTGATCGATCTGCCGGCGGTCGTGTACAAGACTTCGAATCCCGACGATGCGATTGCCCTCTATGCCGGCCTGGACACCGCGCCGGACGCCGGCAGCCTGGACATCGTCGAAGCCTCGATCGTGGCGATGCAGAGGTGAGGGTGGATTGTTCACCGCAGAGACGCGGAGACGCAGAGATGAAACAGAAATGGAAACGATTGTGGGTAGGACAGACATTCCTGTCTGTCATCCTCCTCGCCTTTGCGTTCGTTTTTGCTTTCGACGCCAAGACAGACGCAGAGACACAGAGACGCAGAGACGCGGAGGTGAGGAGCATGGCCACACCAGAATTCTTTGATTCGGGAATCAACCGCGCGGCCTCCGCTCAGCTCGCGAAGTACTTCACCGATGCGGCCAAGCGGCTTTCGGACATCGTGGCCAACCCGCCGGGCAAGACGCAAGCGGCCCGCGACTTCCGGGCCGCGTTCGCGGCGCAGAAGATCGATCAGATCACCACGATCCTCAAAGCTCAATCGTCCGCCTGGGCGGGTGTGCAGGTGACTGCTGCATACAAGGACGGGATCGCGAGAGCGCATCAACAGGCGGTTGATGCGGGCGTGGTGACAGACACGAATGTCCGTCCTACCGCGGGTTCATTCACCCTCATCGATCAGCGCACCGTCCAGCGTTTCGCGCTGGACACGGTGATGGACCTGCACAAGGCCGCGGACTCGCTGGGCGATCGGACCGTGAGCGTGCTGCGTCAGACGCAGCAGCTGGGGCTGGCCGAGAGCGACATCAACAAGATCCTGGCCGGCGGCGTGATCGAGGGCAAACCCGTCGAGACGATCCGGGCCCTGCGCGAGGCGATGCGGGCGGTGCATGGCGAGAGCGTCGAGATCAACGGGCGGAACTTTGACGTGAAGTATTACGCCGAGATGGTCGCGCGGACCAAGACACGGCAAGCCACGGTGCAGGCCCGCCACGGCCGGCTGGAGGAGCTGGGGCTGGACCTGGTCGCGATCGTGGGTCGGGTGAGTGACAACTTCTGCACGGCGTTTCTGGGACAGGTCTTTTCGCTCTCGGGCAAGAGCACGAAGTACCCGGCCTACAGCTCGCTGCCCGGCGGCGGTCCGCCGTTTCATCCCAATTGCACCAAGAGCACGCGGCCGTTCGTTGAGGAGCTGGCGAGTTCGAAGCAATTGGACAACGCGGAGATCTTGCCGGCCAGCGAAAAGCTGCTCGGCCAGACGCCCACGCAAGCGCAGCGGAGTTTCAAAGATCTCCAGATCAGATCGGAGATCTCGGAACGCTATGCCGCCACGGCGGCGCGCATGCTCGCATGACTCGCACCGCTCGCGCGGTGGCGGTTAACCGCGACGCGCAGAGGAGCGCGAAGACAATTCGACATCCGGAAGCCCCGGCGTTTGGCCCTGCACGAGAGCGGGGCTTAAGGGCGTGTTGAAGTACGTTCGATGGGTCTTTTACGACAGCTCGAAAGGAGCTTGATCATGGACGAGAAACTCAAGGCTGAGGTGGAAGCGGCGATCGCCGCGGCACTCAAGCCGATCACGGAGGCTGTAGCTCCCCTGGCCACGTCGGTCAGCGAGCTGGCCAAGAACCACAAGATCTTCGCCGACACCTACGCGGCGGATCAGAAGAAACTGGAGGAGGCGGCCAAAGCAGCAGCCGACGCTGCGAAGGTAGACGCGGGCAAGCCCGGGGACAAAAAGGACGCTCCCGCGGCCTTGACCGCCGAAGCGGTGAGCAAGCTGGTCGCGGACGCGATCGCGGCGGACCGCAAGGCGCAGTCGCAGACTGCCGAGCAGCGGGCGGCGAAGGACGCCTTTATCGCGGATCCCAAGAACGGCCTGACCAAGTATCCCGCGCTGTACAAACAGCAGCTGGGGGATGATCCGGCCAAGTGGCCTGAGCAGGCCAAGTCGATCGTCGCGACCTACGAAGCCGACTTCAAAGCCGGCGGCGGCAGCGTCCCCGACGTCGGCGGCGCGAATCGCGAAGGCGGCAACCCGGCCAGCGGCGCCGGCTCTGGGACTCCGGCGGTCAATCCGCTGGTCGCGAACGGCGCGCTAACTGAAGGGCTGGCCAAGTTCGCCGCTGGCATCAAGATGCCTGCGGCGTAAGAGGATCCGCTGCGGACCCGGTGCTGCGCACCGGCGTTAATTGACGGCGGTGCGCAGCACCGCGAATTCATACAAAGGAAATGAATCATGGGAATGCTGACACTTTTAGACATCGTAAAGGCCAATGGCGCGGACGCCATGGTCGGCCTGATCGATGAGACCACCAAAGCGCACCCGGAGCTCGCCCTGCTCCCGTCGCGGACCATCAAGGGCCTGAATTTCAAGACGCTCGTGCGTGTGGCGCTGGGCTCGACCGCGGCCAGCTTTCGCTCGGCCAACGCGGGCGTGGCGCCGATCAAGAACACGTACGAAAATCGCCTGGTCGAAACCTTCATTCTCGACGCACGTCTGGAGAGCGATAAGGCTGTCGCCGATCGCTCCGAAGACGGCCCGCAAGCATACCTCGCGATGGAGGGCGGGGGCGTTATGGAAGGTCAGATCCAGGGCGTTTGCGGCCAGTTCTACTACGGGACCGATGCGACCTTTGGAAACGCCTCCGGCTTCCCGGGGCTGCTCCAGAGCTACGACACGGCCAACATGGAGGTGGATGCCACCGGCACCACCGACAATATCGCATCGAGCGTATGGCTTTGCCGCTATGGGCCCAGCGAGCTCACCTGGGTATGGGGCGCCAACGGCGCTGGGCTCACAATGCCGGCGATCCGGGAAGAGACGATTCTGGATCCCAACGATTCGACCAAGAAGTTGACCGCGTACGTGGGCAACATCCTGGCGTATCCCGGGCTGCAGGTCGGATCGCTGCGAAGCGTCTGCCGGATCAAGAAGATCACCGAGGACAACGGCAAGGGTTTGACCGATGCCCTGCTCAACAAGGCCCTGGAGAAATTCCAGCCGGGCTTTGGTCCCAACATCATCTTCATGAGCCAGCGCTCGGCGCGGCAGCTCCAGAGCAGCCGCACCGCGACCAACCCCACCGGCCAGCCGGCGCCGTGGCCCAACTCGATCGTCGGCGTGGATGGCCAGACGATTCCGATCCACGTGACCGCAGCGATCTCCAATATTGAGACGCTGGCGCTGTGAGGATGGCCCGGTCCTCCGGACCGGCGCTAATTAACGGCGGTGCATAGCACCGCGCTTCGAAGGATGACAGACAGGAATGTCTGTCCTACCGCAAAGGATGACCATGAACCTGACTTTGATTTTCATTCTCGCGGCGATCGCAGTGATCGCCGTCATGACCATGTTCGCCGCCTCGCCGTCCGTGCGCGATGCGGCGCTGAAGCTCACCCGTGCCCTGCCCAACGGGGCCGCGACGGTCTACGCCTCGCCGGGGATCGACCTGGGCAAGGTGACTTCCCAGGGCTCCAATCCCGGTGAGATTGAATTTCTCCTCTCGGCGCCGGCGATGAACACGACGCAGATGCCCGATGCCAAGACGATGAAGTACTCGATCCTGCTGGACACGGTCGATCCGATCGACGGATCCTCCGTCGCCGAGCACACCGACATCCTGACCCAGACCGGCGCCGGCGGAGCCGGCTGCGCGGCCGCGAGCGTGAGATTCCGCATCCGCTCGGACGCCAACCGCATCGTGGGATTCAAGATCGCCGGCTCGGCCTCCGGCGATGCCAGCGGCGTGAGCGCCACGCTCGAACTGCTGGGATGACAGACACGAATGTCTGTCCTACCGAACGGCGAAGACGCCCGCCGCCGATCTCGGCGCAGAGGCGGCGGCGGGTTGTCCAAACTGATTTCTCTGCTTCTCTGCGTCTCTGTGTCTCTGTGTTCGTTTTTCCGTTCGATGCCCAAGCCAAACACAGAGGCACAGAGACACAGAGGCGCAGAGAAGAAAAATGAAGGAATTCAAAATGGCAAAGAAGAAACAAACCGAAGACGCCGACACCGTCGCGGGCAACGCGGCGAATGACACGATCGCGGGCGCAGCGAATGACACGATCGCCCAGGATCAGGCTCCCGCCATCGAGCGGCGCTACCAGGTCTCTCGGCCCCCGATGATCAACGGCCACATTGCGGGCCTGAACATCCGCAACGGCTGCTGCATCACCGAGGATCCGGTGAAGGCGGCCGAGGCGCAGAAGCTGGGCGCCACGGTGACTGCGTTCGATGAATGCCTGCCCTCGGCGGATTGGCCGCGGTTAACCGCAATCGCGCAGCGATGCGCGTCTTTTAATGGATGACAGACAGAAATGTCTGTCCTACCAATCACGGACGAATCTCATGTCATTATCTACTGCTCAAAAGAACGCGCTCAACTCCGGCAACCCCAACGCCCTGGCCCTGGCGGCGGGCGTGGGGGATCTGATCGATTCGCTCCTGGAGGCCGTCGCCTCCGGCAACCTGGGGATCACCTCCTTCAGTTGGGACGTGAACAATCTCGCCGGCGCCCCGATCGCCAATGGCGGCGCGACCAACCCCAACGGCTCGGAACTCTACTGCGCCTATGACGCCGACAACACGACGGGTTTGGACCTGGGCTACTTCGGCGGGCTGCTGTGGGATGGCGATCAGTTTGTCACGATCGCCCAGGACGTGATCAGCCTCTCGGCCAGCCAGACCAATTACGTCGAAGCCGCCCCCAACGGCGCGGTGAGCGCCAACACCTCTGGCTTCACCGCCGGCAGCGTGCCGCTGTTCGTCGTCGTAACCGGTTCAAGCTCGATCACCAGCGTCCGCCCGGTGAAACCGCTGCTGCGCTGCTTCCCCAGCGGTGGCCTGCCCGGCAGCCAGCTGAGCACGGCGCAGAAGACCAAACAGATCGCGATCCTTAAGGGGACGCTCTCGGCGACGGGGACGATCAAGATCCCCTGTCCCTCGGCCGCGGCGACGTTGACCCGGCTGGCGGTGGCGGTGGATACGACAATCACGACCAGCGACACGAACTACTGGACGTTCAGTGCCGTGAACAAGGGCGCCACCGGCAGCGGCTCGACGGCGGTGCTGGACGCGAGCGACACGAACACGACCAAGGCCACCGGCGGCAGCGGGATCACCAATTTCGTCGAGCGGGCGCTGAGCCTCTCGGGCACGCCGGCAAATCTGATCACCGCGGCCAACGACCTGCTGGTGCTAAGCGCCACCAAGGCCAGCTCCGCGGCGGACCTGGTGTCGCTGCTGGTGATCGCGGAATTCACGATCGGCGGGTGATCTCACCGCGGAGACGCAGAGAGCGCAGAGGAAACGGTTAACCGCGACGCGACAGCGGAGCGCGTCCTCAGATGAGAGAGACCAGAGATGAGAGACCTCAAACGCAACCTGATGCTTGCAATTCTCATGGGCCTGCTGGCGACGATCAGCCACGCCGCCACCATCAACATCCCCGCCGGCGTCTACGCGAGCTACAACTTCACCAGCGGCAATACCTACATCGGCGCCGGCGCGGGCAAGACGATCATCCGCAACGCGTCCACCGCCGCGTACGCGCACACGATGGTGCTCAAGAACCTCAACAACATCTCGATCAACGGCGCGACACTCGATGGCAACGGCGCTCTGATCCAGGACTGCACGAACATCACGCTCACGGACGTGGAGATCACCAATGCGCGGCGGACGTTTGGCGATCACCAGGCCCTCTACTTCTCCAACGTGAACGGCCTGACCTTGCGGCGGGTGCGATGGTTCAATTGCACCCAGGCGATCCAGGCATACGGCGGGCAGAATGTCCTGGCCGAAGACTGCACCTTCGACACGGTCAACTATGGCTGGAAGTGGGGCATGGGCGGCGTGAAGAACGTGATCGTCCGCCGGCTCAAGATTGTGCATGATCGGCAGATGGGGATCGAGTTTCAGGGCGGCAACGCCCAAACCGACAACATTCTGATCGAGGACAGCGCCTACGTCGAGCCGGACCTGTTCGCGGATGACAGCCGCAACGGCAACACGATGGGCTTCAGCGTGCCGATGGATGGCGTGGGCACTCGAATCATCGGGCGGCGCAACTTCGTCGATGGCCTTGCGTGGATCCTGGACTCCAATGGAAATCGCACATCTGAGCGGCGCGCCAGCCGCGTGGGGTGGCTGGGCGTGCGCGATGGGATCGAGGTCGGCGGCAACTCCCCGAGCTGGACGCAGAACTGGATTCGCAACGTGAACGATCCAGGCGCCGTGACGACCAGCACCGCCGCCCAGGTGAGTAGCAACCGCGTCGAGAACTGCATCGAAACGATCGACTTCGGCGCTCCCGCCAACGGCGCCGCGGCGAGAGTCGGTTCGAACATCAGCGACAACGGCCCCAATGTGCAGCTCCCTCAAGTCGGCGGCTGGACGCTGGCGGGCATCCTGTCGCCGGGCTACACGACGCAGGGCAACCCCACGACAAATCCGGCGCAGCCGCCGACCACGAACCTCAGCGACTACACCGCGTTGCAGCAGCAGCTTCAGCAGGCTCAGCAGCGGATCGCGGCGAAGGATGCGGCACTCACAGCGGCCAAATCGGCCGCAGAAAGCGGGTTATCCAAATGATCCGAAACAGCATCGAGGTCTCAATCCCGACAAACATCCCCGTTCGCGAGGACGGCATTGTCGAAGTTCCAATCAACGCGACGGATCTGTCATTCTGCGGCGGGTTCACCATCCACATCGCTTACGACCGGAACCTGCTTCAGTCACGCGCAAGGCCGTGCCGGTCGGTGAATGGCCGTGGTGTGTGAAGCGGATCTGGAGCACCGGCACGACCGCCACGGACATGGTGGCGGATTACTAGTCCCTCCAGCCTCCCGGCTGGAGACCTCAGAGCATTTAGCGCCGGTCCGCAGGACCGGGGAAATCCGCGGGATTTATGACCGGCTACTTCGACGAACTCGATGATGCGGAGACGCTCGCGGATGCGATGCTGGGCCTGACTGCGTACAAAGCCGCCAGCGACGATGACAAGACCGCCGCGCTCGAGCAGGCGGCGGAAGAGATCGACGCGATCCGCTTCCAGGGCCGCAAGTTCGATCCAAGCCAGGCGAGAGAATTCCCCCGCCTGGCCTACGCCAGCGGCTCACCGCTTCCATCTGGCCTTGTCCCCGTGTCTCCCCTTCCCCTTGTCCCGGATGGTGTCTGGGACTGGGACGCCGACGCCGAGGCCGCGATCGTGCCGCCGCTGGTGCAGAAGATGAACCTGCTGCAGGCGGACTACATTCTCGCCGGCACGCGGGCCGCGCTCCTGGCTCGCTGGCAGGCGGGCATCACGGCGCAGAGCATCGGATCGGGAAGCGAGACCTATCAGCTCCCATCCTTTGGCAGCCTGCGACCCGAGGAGACGCTGCTGCATCCGGAGGTGCGGGCCAAGGTGGCGAAGTATCGCCTGCGATCGGGCGAACTGTTGTGATGGATGACAGACAGGAATGTCTGTCCTACCGGTCCTACCGGCCATGATTTTGAATGCAAGCATCACTCTGATCAAAGCCCCGCCCGTCGCGGATGCGACCGGGAAGCGGAGCTACGGCGCCGGCACGACGGTAAGCGTGCGGTGCTTCCTGGACGCGCCCTCGCGGGCCCAGCGGGCGGCGATCGATACGCGGATCAGCACGGCGGATGCGGTGGCGTATGTCCCTAAGCCGTCGAGCCTGAGCCTGGTACCAGGAAGCCGAGTGACGATCGGCGTCGATGATTCAGCGGCGATCGAGTACGAGCTGGGAATGGTGATCGACCGCCAGAAGGATGGCGGTCTATCGCACTTCGAATTCTATCTGAGGAAGGTCGGTGGGTAGGACAGACATTCCTGTCTGTTATCCGCAGAGGAATCTTATGTCTGCATCAGTCGACATCTCGAAATTTCTCGATGGCCTCAAAAAGGCCGGCGAGAAGAAACGCGCCGCGGCGATCAAGGCGCTGGACATCGCCGGCGAGCAGATCATCGGCGATGCCCAGCAGCTCACGCCGGTCAAGACGGGCGCGTTGCAGGCCAGCGGAACGACCGAGCCGGCCAAGGATGATGGCAGCTCGATCATGAAGACGATCGGCTTCAATACGAACTATGCCGCGGCGGTGCATGAGCGGCTCGATCAGAAGCACTCGATCGGGCAGGCGAAGTTTCTCTCGACGGCGATGACCCAGGACGCGGCCAAGGTGCT